TACCAGGCCCTGGACCCAATATGTTTACTAAATCACCTACAGCATATCCATTACCTGGATTAACCACTGTAACACTATTTATAGTACCGCCTGTTGTAGTTACTGACACTGTTAAACCTTTACCAACGCCTCCAGGAACTTGATTCTGCGTATTGTATACACTATTTATATATCCATTACCAATAGCACTTAAGCCAACATTCATAACAGATCCAGCACTTTCTGTAGCGCTTATTACATTTATTTTTCTAGGTTGATTTCTGTTATCTGTCCAAAACAATAAATTCTCAAGTAGATTAACGCCAAATATAGGGTTTAATTTTGAGAAATTTAAAAAAGCCCCTGTAACTAATATAGAACTACTATCAGAATTCGCATTATAAGAAACAATATAATGATTAGAACCTGCGCCACTAGGCACGTAAGCACTTGTTTCATTATCTGTTAAGAAAACATATATNATACTATTTGCTTCATCTGATAAATANCCTATAGAAGANANGTTTGATATACTCAACCCAAAGTCGCTGACTTGTTTGTTNCCTAAAACGTTCTCTAAAGCTCCAACATCAGAACCTTCTGATTTACTTACTTGAGCATTTAAGGCGTTTCTATATTCACCTGATGGTAGAAGTCTACTATCAAGGTCTTTATTCATTTTAGACTTTATAAAAGCATTTTTAACCTCAGCCATATTGTTCTAGTGTTTTATCCATTTCGATTGACCTCTTAAAACTTGAACTATTTCGTTTAGTTTTATATTAGATAATCTTATTTTAGTGTTTCTTAACTTAGCACTTTTCTCTCTTTTCAATCTATTTACAACGTACTCAGGTTGATTTATTCTTGAAGCTATAATAGCGTGACTTATATAAGCGTACATTGCTTCTTCAGCCATTTTTGGAACTCTAGTATTTAAGTTTGTAGAAAGCCCATCAGATACATACTCTAGTATTATTAACTTACCTACTAAGTCAGATGAGAAAGAAAACTTACCTTCTCTTTCGTTTATTGTAAAGTAACCATTTACATTAGCATATTGAGGGTCTAAACCGTAAAGCTGTCCAGCTCCGTAACCGTCTTCGCCGTAAAAAGAACCAAAGCCTAAGCTATTGTCTCTAATTTCGTTTCTTTGTTTTAAATCATTATTCGCCCATCTTTCTTCAGTTATAGAAGTACCTTCGATGTTATCACCAAAATTGTCTTGCATTGGTATACCACTCTGATCTTGTATAGGGTTTGAGTAAGGGTTGCTAGTTAATTGAGTAGGCATTATAATATGCTTAACACCTTGTTTATCAACCCAATGTATATTCACGTAGTTTACATAGTCTTGAGGTATAGCTACACTCAGGCTATTTGGTATATTTAATTCTTGAGAATTTATACTTTTCAATGTATCGTAACTAAACTCTTGCATAGCTCGTTTAGCGTGAAAGATAACGTCAGTTCTTTTAACACTAGGTATTAATTTACCAGCTCCAACATAAGCTACAATAAAGTTATTTATAACATCATTAAGTTTAGTATAAGCATATGATCCCCAGTTATCTTGAACAGTTTCACCGTAAGCATCTTTGTTACCGTAATTACCACCTGACTCAGTTTTTAATTGAACTATTAAACCAACACCTTGATCTAAGTCTTCTGCTATTGTTATTGTATTTCCAGAAACTGTATAAGGTAACACATACTCTGTGTAAGTTAAAGAACCTATATCTGCTTTGTATAACTTAAAGTTGTTAATTGCGTATTCTATAGTTGAAGGATTACTACTTCCAAAAACTAATTCAGTATTAAAAGTAGTTGTGAACTGTTGATTAGGTGCGTCGCCTGGTACTATAAATTTTTGAGAACCAGCATAATACTGTTCATTGGTTTCTGTTATAAGTCCCATTTATTAGCTTTTTTGATTTATTTCGTTTTGTTGTATTTCTTGAGCAGCAACCTGTATAATTTGAGGGTCTCTAATTATTATACCAGAATAAAATAATATTCTAGTTATAACCTCTACTTGCTCTGAAGCATTTAACTCAAAATTCTGAGAAGAAGGACCGTTTGAGTACAAGTACTGTCCTACTGTACCTAAAGTAAAGCCCCATGTTATATTTTTAGGCTTTCTTATAAAGCTGGTAGAAACATCTGATGTTATACTCTTAGGTCTTACGGTTAATTTATTTGATTCGTATAAATAAGTAGGAAAGTCTTTAGTAGATGCTGTTAGTGGAGATTTTTCTATATTGTAGAAATCATTTCTAGCCAAACGCTGTAGTTCAGTATCAAACCCAGTTGGTGGCGTAAATATAGGTGTTCCTAATTTATAAAATGAAACTTCATTACTGGCAGGCTCTGCGCCTGTATTTATAACTGTATTACCTTCAGTGTCTAGTATTGGTAAGTTAAATTTACCAGCACTGTAAACACAGTTACCTTCAGTTTTAAAAGGAGAAATCTTTTCATCAATACTCATTTGTCTATCAGAGTAATCATAATCAGATTGTGGCACTCGTAGTTGTTGGTTTAAGTCTTCGAAGTATTGTTCAAATATATCGAGTTGAACTTGTGTAGCTGTTTTATTAAACTCGTCAGGCGTCATATATCCACGCTGCTCTTTGTTTAGTATTAATAAAACTGTCTTATATACTGTATCTACGTTTATTGCCATTTTATTTATTTGTTATAATACAATGGAGACCACGATTAGTAGTCTCCACTATATTAGTATTACTTGTTTTTATAGATTTTTCTCTATAGATCTGTAGATTTCTACACCTTCATCAGTTTTAAGGAAGGCTGCAAATGCAGAGTAAGGGTTTTCATCAAATGGAACATTCATTAATTTTCTTCCGTTTGACCCCCAAGCAAATGTTCTTTGATCTTGAGATAGTTTTATAAGTCCAGCTTCTGACGCTCTAATTGCAAAGTTTCTTAATTGCACGTTATCGTCATTAGCTAACTCTATGAACATTTCAGGATTACTTCTAGCAAACAATAGTAAATCTCTTTTAAGCTCCTTAGAACTCATCTTAGCAACAGCAGAACCAAGTTCTACTCTTAATATTGCTTCAGCATGGTCAATATCCATTTCTTTAGCAGCATTCATTGCTTCGATTTGAGAGTTTAATATATCTAAATCATTTTCAGCTACTTTCACAGGACTAAACTCGCTGTATATTCTTCCTCTTAAAGGGTGATACAGAGACAGTAGTTTTTGTAAGTTTTGTTTTTGCTTAGGCACGGTTAGTGATCCGTCTTTAAATACGATATGACCTAATGTAGCTTCTCCTTCTTGTTCGTTTTTAAATATAGACGCGTGATTGGTCGCGTATCTTATTTCTCTTTGTTCTCCTTTTTCTTCATCGAAGAATAATAAAGAGTGTTTTCTAGTATGTTTAGATGGTATAGTCAATGTTAGTGGATTAATACCTCCTTTTAATACATACGTTCTATCTTTTATTTCCCACTTTGGTTTAGCAGGTTGTACTGGTGTAGATGCTTTTTTAGTCTCTACGGTTGGTTGAGGTGCTACCTCGACTTTTTTAGCTGTAGCTTGTTTAGCCATAATATAATAAAATTTAATAGTTTAATAAGGGTAATAATTACCCCCGTTGATATAACGAGGGTAAGAATTACATAATAATTATACTCCTTGGAATAATACAAAGTTGTTAGCTCCTTGCACACATAAACATCTTTCTGATAAGAAGTTTACTTCCATTGCGTCTAGGTCAGAACTTACAGCTCCTCCTGCAGAACCAGTTAACCAAGTCTTCATCTTTCTGTCGTCAGCTTGTGAAGCTCTATAACGTACGTGTAAGAATGGACGTCTGATATTAGTTCCTAAGATTTGATCATATACTGTAGAAGTTCCTGCAGGTATTAATACACCTTCAACACTTGCTACAGCTCCTTGAATAGCTCCACGAGTAGAAGCATCGTTTAAGTATTTCCAGTCAGTTTTGTAGAAGTCGTAAGAACCTCTTCTGAATCCAGAGAAACCTAAGTTTAATGCCATATCTTCAGAGTTTTCAAATACTCCGTAAGAACTACCACCTGCGTAAATTCCGTTATCAGCAGCGCCTACACCAGCTAACATATCATCAAAATCTAAAGACGTTTGTCTGTTTAAGAATAACATGTTTTCTTCAATAGCTCCTTGAGTATCTAAGTTTTTCAAGATCTCGTCAAATGTAGCTAATCCTCCAGCAGCAGTAAACCCTACGTTAGTGTTACCTCTATCTTTGATAGCAGCAAATAAACCTTGAGTACCTTTTACTCCAGCAGTAGCAGCTCCAGATCCAGCAGCAGCTTTTTCTCCTTCTACTACAGACATTTCTAAATAGTCTTCAAAACGTAATCTAGTTTCAGATTCAGCTTTTAAATACCATAAATATCCAGAAGTTCCGTCTTCAGTTGCAACTTCTACCCATCCGATTTGTGCCATGTCAGATCCAGATACTACGTATTTGTTTCTAATGATAACTGGTGAGTTAGAGAATTGAGTGAAAGAAGGAGTAATAGATTTATATCCATTTACATCTGCAGCTCCAGTAGAGTTAACTACAGAAGATCCTTTTCCATACTCAGAACCGTATACGAAAATCTTTAATCCAGTAGCAGCTAAAGCCCCAGTATTAGCAGCAGTATAAGGCGCTACTTCTACAGTTGCCAATACTCCAGCTTGAGAAGATTCAGTAACTAAAGCTTTTAATTCTAATCCAGCTGGATCTAAAATTACAATAGTTTGGTTTTTAGAAATAACGTTTTCTACGAAAGCATCTCCTGCTCCACCTACAGCGAAAGTAAGAGTGTTTGTTCCATCGTTAGATACGTCATTGTATGCTACGTGTAATCTGTTTTGTTCAGACCAAATTACTTGATCAGAAGTCATTGGCATTTCTGCTCCTACCATACGTAAGAATCCAGATAATGTTCTGTTTCCATAACGCTCTACTTCTTGTTCGTAGATCTCAGGTAAATACTGTTGTGCGAATGAGTTTGAATCTCCTGCTCCTGCACCACCGTTAAATGATAAGAAGTTAGATTCTAAAATTTGTTGTTTTTGACTCGGTTTAATTGAACCGAATGATGGTGTTAATGCCATAATTTTAATTTTTAATTGTTAAAAGTTCTTTTTTTAATTTTAAGTTTTGATGAATCGGCTCCACTAATCGACTTAACTTTTAATCCATTTACAAAAACACTACCACTAGAAGTTTGTCTTGGGTCTGTCTTAATGTTTTTAGATTTAGCTACAACGTTCTTTACAGCATCAGCTTTACCTTGCTCATAAAAGTGTTGCGCTATAGTATCAGCGTTCCTAGCGGCGTACAGAGCTTTGTGATAACCTTTAGCGTCTGATATGTTTCCTTCTTTATCTAGGAACTTCCCTATAAAGTTTGAAATATCAGATTGTGCTTCAGCAACCTCGTTAACATTTTTTACTCCGTATCTAAATTTTTTCTCGCCAACATTGAAATCAAAACCTTTGAAATCGTTGTTAAGTAAATTCTTAGTTCTTTGTAAGAAATTGTTATGCTTTTCTTCTGCAGCTTTTTGATCCTCGTTGAATCTGTTAAAAAAGTCATTTGCCTTTTGTTGTTCCTGAGTCACGCCGGGTCTCAACTTGATTTCGTCGTAATATTTACTCTTGGTCTCTTCTAAAAAGCTTTTGGCTTTAGCAACTTCTTCTTTATACGCAAGTTTTTTCCTGCGAATGTCTTTCTCCTCATCTAAGTCTTCATCATATTGGAAATTATCCTCCATAATTAAGTCTAAATCATCTTTATCTAGATAAGGTTTTGATTTTTTATAATATTCTCTAATCAATGTTTTTTCATCTACATTAGAGTAATCAGTGTTTAATCTTACGTAGTCATCGATTGTACCGCCTGTGTCTTCCATAAATGAAACTAGTTTTTCGATGTTTTCTGGTAATGCTTTTCCTATTACCTTTTCATCTCTAACAGCTTCAGCTACTTCTTGTTCAAGAGCTTTTGATGTTTCTACTATTTCTTCTTCTGTTATTTCTTCAATAACTCCAGCAGTCTCTTCAACTACTTCTTCAGTAGCTTCCACTTCTTCAACAACTTGTTCAACAACTGGTTCTTTAATCTCTACTTTTGTAACATCTGGTATTACTTCGCCTTGGTTTTCTTCCGAAGGTTTAGATAAATCCACTTTTGTTATTTCGTTTTTCTTGCCTAAGTTCTTAGGTCTTTTAGGTTTAGCCTTCATTTTGAAGTCACCCTCTTGCTTTACTTCTGACATAATATAATATAATTAAATAGTTAATAAGCTTACCTAGGATCAAACTGCTCTAAGCCGAAACCTCCTAGGTTGTCCATACCTGCAGACTCAAAGTCTTTTGGTAATGAATCGTTTTGTCTTTGATTTATCAGTTCAGACTGTTGAGTAGCTTGTATTCTAGTTCTCTCGTCTTTCCTGTCTTCAATTTCTTTTTCTTTATTTGTTTCTGCATTTGCATGTACCTGAGCTAGTTGCATCTTGTAATTAAACTCTTCAGCCATCAATTGTTTTTTGATTTCAGCTTCTTGTTGCATTTGCTGTATCTTAAATTGAGATTTACCTTGCTCTATTTGTAACTCTGTTTGAGCTAAAGCTTGTTGCTTCTGTAACTCAGCCATAGCGGCTTTTTCTGCAGACTCAGCATTTGCTTGTGCTTGTGCCTGAATATTAGCTTGTTGCGCTTCTTGCTCTTGCTCTCTCTTCATCTTCTGTCTATTCTTTAGAAACTGATTAGCAAGTTTTAAATTTCTAATCTGTCTAATATCAATAGCGTCACTTAGATTTATACTCTGAGTTTGCAATGCAATTTGTATGTTCTTTTCTAAATTAGCTTTTTCTTCTTCTTCTGGTTCTAATTCTAAGAATATACCAAACTCGTGCATATTTAGATTTTCGATCTCTTCTAAAGTTGCTACGTTCACAGAATTTATAGAATTCATTAAGGCGTTTTTAGTAAGAGGGAAGTTTAACATATCCGCTACTCTTAAGCTTATATTCTCACATGTCCTAACTGTTATATACATTAAAGACTGTAATACGTGTTTAGTAGCTACGTTTGAATTAGCTGCTGCTAGTTTTTGCAAACCTACAAGAGAATCTTTAGCTGGCATACTACCATCTCTAGCTTCATTTAAACCTGTTACATCTCTTATCATCTGTAAATAGTATTGATAAGTTTGAGTAAGAGCTTGTATCTTATTAATACCAGACGAAGAGTTTAATTCTTGAATAGGTACTTTACCTCTGTTTGGATCACCATCTTGAGTTAAAGATCTACCTATAATACTACCAGTTTGGAAGTACATATTTAAAGCTTCTTGTGGATTATAATTTGTACCGTTACCTAAATCGACTTCAGCTAAACCATCAACGTCAACAAAAACACCATCAGGCACCATCTTAGATAATACTTGTTGTATTTTTAAATGAGTAATCTGTATCATATCAGCAAAGCCAATACACTTGCTAACGATACTATCTATTCTACCTTTGTACATTCTAGGAGCTGACAACGAGTAATTCATCTCAACTTTAGTTTGATCACTATAAGGTCTAGTCATATTCTCAGCTAGTTCCCATTTAAGCATTTTATTGCTACCTAAAACCTTAGCTCCACTATATAGTACTTCTATTGATCTTGATACTCTCTCAAAGTTATCACTTTCTGGTGGATCAAACGTATCAGGCTTTTCAAGAGCTTTTTCAAGTCCTTGATCTGTTTTCTTTATTTTAAATACTTGGTTAGAGTACGTTTTATATTCAAAGTATAAAACCTGTACACTATCATAATTATCATCTTGACCATTGTATTGTCTAGTGTAATTACTGTCTCCAGGTTGTTTTTGTATTTCTTCTAGTTCAGAGTCTGTTAAGTCAGAGAATTGTTTCTTTAATTCCTGTAGTGAAATACCTTTAACTTCACCAACATAATATATGTCTTCAAAGTTAGGGTCTTCAGTATAAGAATAAACTAAGTTAGCAGGATCAACGTAATCTACTACAACTCCTTCAGATAAGTTAAAGCTAGTTTTAGTAGCGCCAATACCTAGTATTGTTAAATCTTGAGCAACTCTTTTCTTTACTTCTTCGTATCTATTAAACTCTAATATGTTATCTATAACTTCTTCTTCGGCAATCTCAACAGCTTGTTTGTAGTTTAGCTGTATAAATAAATCTAATTCTTCTCTAGACTCAGGTAAATTAGATGGATCATTAGTTGAAAACAAATTAGTACCGAGCTTGTTTTGTATATCTTCAAGCAAAGGTTTTGCATTCATATCTCTTATAATACCTTTAGTATAATCAGTTCTATGTTTTAAAGCGTATGGATCAGTTGCAAAAGATTTAATCTTATAACCTTTGTCAGTCATACCGTTTACAACAATATCAACAAATTTTGACAATACAGCCACAGGTTGCCAGTCTAAGTTTAAATAAGACAAGTCGCCGTTGATAGACATTTCATCTTTGTATTTTTGAACAGACTGCTCTCCTCTAGCGTAAAGACGTAACCTATGAAAGCTTTGCCAGTTATTACCAAATCTTCCACCTGCACCAGCACCTCTGTCTCCACGGAACCATTCGTTCTCTATAGCTCTACCAACTGCATGTCCGTATTCTAAACTTTGTTTCTCTGCATCAGATACTACCTGACTTGGAAATGTACTGTTTACATTTTTGTAAATCATTTATTGTATTATTTTTGAAGTAAAGCCTTTATTATCGTATCTACCAAAAGATACAGCAACAGGTTTCTTGTTTTGCTTAAATACTGGCGTGTATTTGTTTTTGTTACAAGCCATTATAGCTAAACCAGAACTTATAGTTGCATCAAACTTCGTTCTATTGTTTATGTCAAATTTTGCCCACTCTTCTAAGGTTTTTTGGAAAAACATATTTCCATAACCTCTTTCAGTAGCGCCTACGTAATCGTTTATATATGATTCAATTGCAGCTGCGTGAGCTTGTTTAATATCTTCACTAGAGTTTGGTATACCACCTATTTCTTTTTCTGTTGTTGACAATTTAGCAAATACCTTATCTGGTCTGTTTATAGAGAAGCCTCTATAACCTCTTCTTTTAAAATAGTATAACAATCTAGGTTTATTATTCTCTGCTAGTATTGGCATTCCATAAAATATGCAAGCCATTAGTACGTCTTCAAAAAACATCTCAGCTGTCTGAGGTCTAGCTATGTACTCTAGAAAAAACATATTGATTGGAGCGTCTTCCATACTGAATTTAGTTAAACCGTGCAAAGCACCTTTAGAACCTCTGTTGTCTACAGTTCCTGAAATATCATAACTATCACAGCCAAAAGCACCGACGTGTTCATTGCCGGCAAACTTAACCCCATTCTTTACTATCACACGGTTTTGAAGATTTATAGGTGGAATCCAACTAATAAGGAATCTACCGTCTTTATTTGGTGTAAATATAACTCTTGTGTCTTTTATACCGTTCTCCCACTGAAAGCTTCCTCTAGTAACTGTCTTGTTATTAGCAAACTCTTCGTTGTGATCTATTTGCTCGTATATCTTAGTTAAATTAAATAAAGATAATTTAGCTTCGTCTCTAAAAGCGTGTTTCTCTGTTCTTGGAAACTGACGATAATATTCATTTAAACCGTCTTGATCGTTTTTTAATCCATCAACTTCATTTTCCCAGTGCTCTATAACCCCGTGAGTTATTAAATCGCCGCCAGGGTCTCTAGTTTCTTTTTTTGGGTTATCGAATACAGGTAATCCAAAAGCATCAATGAATCCTTCGTAGTTCCATTCCATAGGTATGAACAAAGAATATAGTCCTGAGCTAGTCTGCCCATTGCGGTTTCTGTTTGTAACATCTGAGGCATAATAAAGTTTTTTAAAGTTCCCACCACCTTTTTCTAAAGCATTAGAGGTTGAACCCATCATACATTTACCAACGATCTTACTACCTAGTCTTAAACAAGTCTTTGTAACTCGCCAGTTATTTAATATATTATCTGGTCGTTCCCATTTTCCACTTTCATCGTGTACTAATAGTTTTAATTTTTCACCATCATAGGAGTTGTCTCCCGT